ATGCTATACGAACTGACTGGTATTTCAGTCAAAAAACTTGTAATCATCATGGCTTGTGAAAATGGAGAATGCGTCGTCTATGAAGAAAGAGACAAATCAAAATACATCAAACTACTCACAGAATACATTAGAGAGTTTGTTAGAGATAAATTGGAATCATATGGAACAAAGTAAAGAAATAGAACAGGCTATACAAAACAAGTTTTTGACACCTTCTAAATTTGCTTTAGAAATTGAAAAAATAGTTGTTGATGAAAAATTAAATTATATAGATTCTATTTGTTATTATTGTGAAATGAATAGTATAGAGGTAGAATCTGTTGCTAAATTAATTTCAAAACCTCTTAAAGAAAAACTTAAGTGGGACGCAACTCGTCTTAATTTCATGAAAAAAACTTCGAGAGCAAAACTGCCCCTATGATCGTGACTCCTTTTGAAACTTATCAACATTATCTGTCACTCAAAAATCATTTCACAAATCCAAAATACGACTTCTTTAGATATGGTGCGAAGACCCGTGCTAGTGTAACTTCTTTCAATAAAAGAAAGGATAAATATTTTTTTGAGAAAACAAGTCGCAAGTATTCTGACAAAGAAGTCGTAGATTTTTTAGTATCAAACTTTGTATCGGCAGACACACCAGGCAACTTATGGATTGGAGAAATTATCAATTCTGGAGAAAGGACTTATGCAGACTGGATGCGAAGACAACAGAGTTTGACTTACTTATTCAAGGAACAAAGCAACGAATTCTTCTTGGGGACCAAATTAGAGGATGCCTTGAATTGTTCCAAAGGGCATCCACCAGTCCTCAAAAAGTTTCTAAGCGGGCAATTGTCGCTAGAAACCTTAACAATCTACGAAAAAATATTCCATTTCTCAAAAGATTTTGATAAGAAACTTTTGGATCCAGTGTGGGAAACCGTAAGTTTAAAAATTAAAAAATATGCACCATTTCTAAATACAGATGTGTTTCAATTTAAAAAGATTTTACGGGAAATTATAGATGAGTAGATTTTTTGATTCTGATATTATTCAAGAAGAACTAAAAGAAATCAATCAGTTGCAAGAGAGTATTTACGGAAGTATTCTTTCTTTCGGTATGATGCCCCGTGAGACTAAACTGGAACACATTGAGAAACTTGAACTCTTGCTAGAAAAGCAGAGAGTGATGTATACTAGGTTGTCTCTTTCAGACGACCCCAAAGCGGTTGAAATGAAAGAGAACTTAAGAAAATCAGTTGCTCTGATGGGATTCCCACCAGAGACTGATATGAGTATATTATTTGGTAGTATGACCAAAACGATTCAATCCCTCAAAGACTACATTGACAGTTGAGTGAATCCCTGTTATACTATCTGAGTAATCCAAACAATCCAATTAATCCGAGGTATCTAAATGGCATTTGCCGATCTTAAAAAACAGTCTAAACTTGGTTCTCTCACCGCAAAATTGGTGAAAGAAGTTGAAAAAATGAATACAAGCAGCGGTTCCAATGATGAACGTTTGTGGAAACTGGATGTAGATAAAAGCGGTAATGGTTATGCCGTAATTCGTTTCCTCCCTGCACCTGATGGAGAAGATCTTCCTTTTGTTAAAGTTTATAGCCACGCATTTCAAGGTCCTGGTGGTTGGTTAATCGACCAATGCCTAACTACTATCAATCAAAAATGTCCAGTTTGTGAACACAATTCTGGTTTGTGGAATAATGGAACTGATTCTGGTAAGGAAGTTGCCCGTAAGCAGAAGCGCAAACTCACCTACGTTTCTAACATCTATGTCGTAAAGGATCCTACAAACCCTGAAAATGAAGCTAAGGTTTTCCTCTTCAAATATGGTAAAAAAATCTTTGATAAGATTACCGAAGCGATGCAACCTGAGTTTGAAGATGAGACTCCTATTGATCCCTTTGACTTCTGGCAAGGTGCAAACTTCAAACTGAAGGCTAAAAATGTTGCTGGTTATCGCAACTATGACTCCAGTGAGTTTGCCGCACAAGGTTCTCTGCTGGACGATGATGATGCGATGGAAGCAATTTGGAAGAAGCAATATTCTCTTGCCGAATTTGTTGCTCCAGATCAGTTCAAAACTTATGAGGAACTGAAAACTCGTTTGAGTTCTGTTCTTGGATCTAAAGGTTCTAATCGTATTGATGAAGAAGTTGAAGATGAGGAAACTTATCGTGGTCCTGTGAAGGAACTTGATGAAGACCTTCGCACAGAACTGAATAATCTTCAACCCACCCGTCGTGCTGCTGCACCAGTGGAGGATGAAGACGATGATGCACTCTCATATTTCGCAAAATTAGCATCTGACGATTGATTGCGCTATAATACAGGGGAGGCAACGGCCTCCCCTTTTTTTATGAAACTTGAAACTCTTATGGTGATTTAATTCTAATATTATCTGCTTTTTTCAATCTATCATCCACATATTGAGAAGATTGTGAATACAACATCAATTGGCGACTATCATTTAAAAATTGTTGTAAATAACCACGTTTTAGCACATATATTGTTCTTTTTTCATCATTTTTTTTAGTTTCATACTCTAAGTTTGTCACAGGAACTGTAATATTATATTTTGTATCATATTGCTTTAATTGGGAATCATAAAAAGTTATATAAGAAGAATTTATTTGATCATCAACTTCTGGTCTTGGGGATTTAAAATTGTAATCAACAATCTGTCCTGCTGGTAAAATAAGCCTACCGTTTGAATCTTTAACTTCTTTTGTTTCGTAATGATGAGTTGAATTTATTTCTTCACCGTAAATATTATAAACAAAATTAAAAAGATCGTTGTTAGATAATGGCCATTCATTTTTTATGTTTATTATTCCTGCAGTAATTAAAACTACCCAATCTAAATTAGGAGATCCATAAAGTTCTTCTGCAACTTGATCTGGTCTTTTATCTTCTTGTATTTCGTACTTATTAAAAACTGTAAAAATATTTTGAAGATCACTTCTGATCTTTACTCTTTTAAAAAGATTTTTAACTTCAATATATTCAGATGAGGAAGTTCGATCTGATAGTGGTGAAAGATACTCTAAATTTGGTAGTTCTCTGAAGTATCCCATTTTAGAATCCTACTCCTTCTGCTACTGGATCGTAATCATTTTCATAAATTGGAACTAGTTCTTTAAATGTTAAATCCATGGATATTGAAATTGGCGTACCATCATGATATGTTGCATACACATTTTCGCCAGTATAATTAACCGACATATCAGTTAATGCTGCGGGTTTAAATTTATGTAGGAATTTATGATCAACAGGACCTTGTCTATACACTAAATCAAAAATATTAGGAGATTTTAAAAAAGTTCCATCTGGTTTTGCTGACATATTTTTTTTCAAAGAACGAATTATAAGTCTTACTTGTTCAGATTCTTTTTTATCCCTAGGAGTCATCTTAAATGAAAATCTAAACGTTCTTAAAGTTACTCCATTGAATAGAAGTTCCATATTTGGATTTAGAATTTGCCCTCCAGTTCTAGCAAGAAGTTGATTAAGAGTGACGTTTCCCCCCAAAACACCTGCTGCTTGTGCTGCTAACTGCTTCATAACAACATCTTTAGTGGCTGGATCATCTAAAATACTTTTTGCTAATTTCCCAGCTCTTATCCCCACATCTTCTATTACCTTCGAAAATCCAGCAGATCCACCATCTTTGGTAAAAGGTGTATCCATTAAATTTCCTGCACCACTAACAAGTTTAGCAGTTAAAGAATCCAAACTATCATCACTATAACTTACTGAATTGCTATCTTGAATGTTTGATGGCATTGGTAATAATATTACACCATCTTGTGCTAGTGTTTGACTGTATAATGTTGATGGATTTCCAACATCAATTGCAGTAGCATTTGGCGAACCAGATCTGATCAATCCTGTCCTTGCTGGATTGTATTTCTTAATGGTGATTTGTAAATAATCGGTTTTATCAGTTATAGCTTCATAAGGATATCTTAAAACATTTATTGCCATTATCCTTTTCTAACTATTTAGACGTATTTTTGCAAAAGGTATTTGTTGCAAATCTCTTACTTCTGAGGTATAAATTTCATAGATAGAACCTGGAATTTCATCCCAAGTGTATTGCCGTATTTCACCCCAGTGAAAATTAATACCACGGAATCCCCAACTAAAAACATCAGTGACTGCAACAAATGGATTTTGATCATATGTTATGTTTGGTGTTTTGGGATTATACACAAAAATATAATATTTTCCAGATTTTGGAATTTTTCCACTTTCACTTAAAGATTCCATAAGATCCATCATTATATCATCAGGATCTTCAGTTCCATTTAAATCCTGAACTACTTTACGAACACGATTTATTTCTAAATTTGTATCCGTAAGAAGTTTTTCTTTTTTCTTTAATGGTTTTCTTGGCATTTTAGATGTCTAATTCTTTTTCTGTAATGACTTTAAATTGCCACTGACGATCTTCACAAAATTCTTTTGCTGCTTGCCACTTTGCTTGATTTTTTGCATATTCATATACTTCATAAAGATATTGTTTAGTTTGACGTTTTGGTTTTGATGGAGGGGACAATTGCTTTAATGGCTTGATTTCAATTAAATATTTCTTAATTTCTCCATTTGATTCTTTTACTTTGATATAAAAATCTGGAAAATATCTATGAATTCTATTATCTACAGGAGAACGATAAGGTAGTGCAATTTCTTCAGATCCCCATTCTAAGATTTTATTATTATTGTCGCAATAAACCATAAATTTTCTTTCCCAAAGAGATCTGTATATAATATTAGTAGGATCTCCTTTGTACTTTTGTGGATATGATGGTTTATATTTTCCTTTATATGACATACATATAAGTAAAGAATCACTAAAATATTTAGATGGCAACACCACCTGCAATAGGTCAAGTACATATGAATACTTTGCCAAGTTTTTTAAACTTGGCGCGGACAAATTTATATCAGGTTTTTATAGAACCTGGGTGGTTATTGAGAACTAATTCCACTGATCCTGTGGATTTTTTGGAACATTTGAGAAATGGTTCAAATCGTTATGGAAGTATAGATTTTAATAATGATTTTAAAAATAGATTAGGATTGTTGTGTTCTGAAGCGACAATTCCAACATCGTCGTATGCTACTGCTGAAGTTAAAGATAATTTTATGGGAGTATCTCAAGAATTTGCCCATACAAGAATTAATACTGACATAGATTTTACTTTTTATGTTGACAGAGAATATAAAGTTTTAGGATTTTTTGAAGCCTGGATGGATTATATTTCTGGTGGAGGTGAATTGTCTTTAGATGATCCGAATGTTTTATCTAGTGGAAACTACTTTCGTAGGTTTCAATATCCAAATAATTATAAAAATAAATCTGGAGTTTATATTAAAAAGTTTGAAAGAGATTGGAACTCTTCTGGTGCTGAAAATGTATCATTTCAATTAATAAATTCATTTCCAAAGTCAGTTGCTTCAATTCCAATTGCTTATGGTGAAGCTGAATTGATGAAAGTGACGGTGACTATGAATTATGATCGTTATATTATGAGAAGAGAGTTTGCACCAACGCAGGTTGGTAAAGCGGAAATTTCTCCTGGTATTTTCCAGAGTGATTTTGATACTGGAAGTGGAATATTTTCAGAATATAGATATGCAAATGGGCAAGTAGTTCCCACATCTGTCATATCTTTACTTGGATTACCTCCACTATAAGTACAATAAATAATTGAAAATGAATTGTATTAAGGATTATGCCTTTACCAAAGATTTCAACCCCAACATATGAGTTAGAATTACCATCAAATGGTAAAAAAATTAAATATAGACCTTTTTTAGTTAAGGAAGAAAAAATTCTAATATTGGCATTAGAATCTGAGGATATGAAAGAGATTACTAATTCTATTGTTCAGATTTTAAGTGAATGTATTCTTACGAAAAGCATTAAAATATCTGAACTTTCGATGTTTGATATTGAATACTTATTTTTAAATGTTAGATCCAGATCTATTGGTGAAAAAATAGAAGTGAGTGTTACTTGTCCTGATGATAATGAAACTCAAGTAACCATGGAAATTGATATCGAATCTGTTAAAATTCAAAAAGATAAGAACCATTCTAATCTTATTAAATTAGATGATGATATTTCTATGAAAATGAAGTATCCTTCGTTAGATCAATTTGTCGAAAATAACTTTGAATTTAATAACGAAGATACTGATGTTGACAAGTCTTTGTCGATGATCATATCTTGCATTGATATGGTTTACACTCAGGAAGAATCTTGGTCTACTGTTGATTGTACAAAGAAAGAACTTCAAGAATTTATTGAACAAATGAATACGAAACAGTTCAAACAAATTGAAGAATTCTTTACTACAATGCCTAAATTATCTCATACTATTGTTGTAAAGAATCCAAAGACTAAAGTTGAAAGTGAAGTCGTTTTGGAGGGTTTAGCTAGTTTTTTCACCTGATGATGGCTCACACAAATATTGAGTCATATTTTAAAATTAATTTTGCGATGATTCAACACCATAAATATTCATTATGGGAGATTGAAAATATGATGCCTTGGGAGAGGGATGTTTATGTGAGTCTTTTACAAAACCACATAGAAGAAGAAAACGCCAAAGCGCAGCAACGTGGAAATTAATCAAACTTATAAGGCACCATCAATACCGAAGATTAGTAGAAGAAATATTAAATCTTCGGTATTTTCTGGTGCAAACACTTCCCAAATAACGCTCAAAAAATCTTCTTTTAGTTTTGTAAAATCTTTAATAAAACCAAAAATATCTTCCCTATCCCCATCTGATCTTCAAGCACCAGAAACAGAAGTTAAAGAAAGTCCAAGTATATTTGGTCTTGGGCAGATTTTAGATCAGACTAATAAAATTCTCCTAGATGTAAAAAAACAATTATCTCTTGATTTTCTTAATAGAATTTTTAATGAAAAGAAAAATCTTGAAAATGAAAAGAAAAAAATAGCATCGAAAAAAGTAGCAGATAAAGAAGCAAGAATAGAAAAGGGTGGTAAAGGAATATTAGGTAAAAGTTTAGAAAAGGTTACTGCACCATTTAGAAGTATTTTTGATAAATTAATTGATTTCTTTTCAATTATATTCACTGGCATTTTAGTGAATAATGCTTTTATTTGGTTGAGCGACAAAAATAATCAGAAAAAATTAACAGAGTTATTTAATTTTATAAAAGATTATTGGCAAGAACTTTTAATCATTTTTGCTGCCTATAAATTAGCAAAGCTTGTTGGTGTTATTTTTGGAATTGGATTAAAACTTAAAAAAATTCTTCAATGGTTTAAGAATTTTAAATTTCCGAAAAAACCATCAACACCAACAACAACCAGACCAACACCATCTAGACCAATAACTAGACCAACACCAACTAAACCGACTATTAGTCCACAAAGTAGTCCTTTATTAAATTCTCAAGGTCAACCATTGGGTGGACCAATAAAACCCTCCGGTCCTTTAGTCACTCCAAGTGGAACTCCATTAAGACAGGCATATCCCTTAGCTGGACAAAAACCCTTTAAAGCCCCCTCTATTCCAAAAGGTCCACCACCAAAATTAAAACCAATAACAAAATTACCATCAGGACTTGGAGGTTCTGGTGGTGGTCGGGGTGCTGGTGCTTTTGCAATTGCCAGTTCTTTGTATGGACTAACTGTGGGTCCAGAAGTTATGAAACAAAGAGTTTCAAAATTAAAAGAATTAAAGAAAACTAATCCTCAAGAATATAAAAAAGAAATACAAAAACTCAAAGAGATTGCTCAAATAGAAGCACCTCTTTCATATATTGGATATCCTGTAGAAACTATTTCTATCTTAGAGTCTTTAGGTGAAAAATATAAAACTTTTATTTCACCTTTAGGAATGTCTAGAGGTGGAACTGTGGGGCAAGGTGATCGATTAGGAGTTGATATGGTTCCTGCTATGACCAGAAGTGGTCAAAATATTAGATTAGACCAAGGTGAAGAGGTCATTAAAGCAAGTGAGTCAATGCGTTGGAGACCATTATTAAAAGATGTTAATGATAATGGTGCAAAAATGTGGCAGGAATTTACCAAAGCAATTAGAAGACAAGAAGAAGTTAATACAGTAGAAACTGGAAACACTGATAATTTTTCTGAGATTCTTGAAAACTACGAAAAAATCTTAAAAGATGAAGAAAAAAGATTGAGACAAAAATATATAAAATCTATTGGTAGAACTACAACTACAGATCCTCCTGCTCCTCCTCCTGCCCCTACTCTTCCTACCTCTGATGCTTCTGGATCCGCTGGTGCTCCTCCCACTGCTCCTGCTCCTGCTCCTGCTACTTCTCCATCTGGATCTGCTACTCCTCCCGCTCCTATACCTGCATCAACCCCAGTAATGCCAGATGCAAGTAAACCAGGAGCATCTGGCGCTCCTGGAATTCCTGGAGCACCAAAAATAGGAGATACCGTTGGAGAACTGACTCCCAAACCAATCAAACCAGCACAAACTCCTAAGCCTATTCCTAGGAGCCAGCAGGTCGACTCTTCTGTTACTCCTGTTACTCCTGTTACTCCAGGCACTCCAGGCACTCCTGGTCCTACTTCTTTACCTGTTATAAAATTTAACCCAGATACTTCTTTTAATTATAAAAATTATTTTTCAAATTCTGCGAAGTTAGAACCAAATAATCTACAAAAATCATTTGAAAAACCAAATAATTTACTATCATCTTTACCATCTTCTTCGGTCAGTGTCATTAATATGCCACTACCACCAATAACAGTTGATAATAGACAACCAGGTAGTATTCCTGCCCCATCAGGAAATCCAACACCTTTACCAAATATTTCTTCGGTTAATCCGTTATATGAAGAGGAAATTGCATTAACTGCTGTCACTCTAGGTATATTAGTATGATTGACACTATTGCAAAAAGATTAAAATTAAATGTTACAAATATTAGAAGTTCTTTAATTTCTAATCAGAAAAAAATTAAGAAAATAAATTCTGAAAAAAATAAATTTGTTTTAATTAAAAAAAATCAAGAAGAAATTAAGAAAAAAGAATCTAAACTAGAATCATCCGATAAAATATCGGTGATTCAAAATATAGGAAAAAAATTATTGTCTGGTCCTTTAAGTTTAATTGATAAATTTAAAGAATTTTTTGGTTTAATATTGCTG